GCCATCGGAAGTAACTACGCTAGTCTGGACTAGAGGCATCAACGTCCTCCTTATGCTTATGCTGGATATGGAGCCGCAAGCCAGAAGCTCCCTTGAACGTCCTGCCGCAATGTTCACACGGCATAGACACAGACTCGATGGGGGCGCCCAATTTGGCTATCGCCGACATCAAGGTCCGCTGGAAAGCACGTTCCTCGTCCTTCTCGGCCCGTATCTGTTCTTGCTGGATGGTCTCCCACTCGGTACGGTGGCGTGCGGCCATATGCCGGTTGACCTGATGCTCGGAGACCAGATTGCTTTTATTGCACCGGGCCAGTCCCATCTGGTCGTAATGAGCGCGGTTGGGATCATCGCCGTGGAGAAAGCATCTATGTGTGCCTTTCGGTGGCTCGATATTGGGCTTGATGGTCGTGAATATCCTCTGGTCGTCCTCGTCGTGTTTCCCCAACTGAGCGGGAAGCATATTCCGGTTAACCAAAGACCGAGATCCTGTACGGACATCATAGACGTACACATAACCGGCAGACTCCAGGGATGAGGTCTCTACCGATAAAGGCATCCCTTCGTCAGGGGAATTGATCGTCATCTTCCTGTTGAATGTGCCGGGTTCGGGTGCCTCTTCGGCTGCCTGCATCATCTCAACGACGCTTTGTTCAGTAGTCATAAACCTTGCTCCTTGGATATCTGGTGATACTGGTCACGGTTGTCTATGTACTCATGGATGATGTCCCGTGGCTCGTAACTCTCTGGTAGGGTTGGGATGTCCACCATATGCTCGGCTATATCGGTCAACTCGGCAACGGAATGGAGTATCTCTATCTTCTTGCCGTCTGACACGCCACCGGGGATGCGGAAGAGAGGAGCAATGAAGGACTTGGCTGGACCGAGGTCTTCAAAGTGCTGCGCCAGTTTGTCGCCGCGCACCACACAGATGACCCGGTATCTACGCATCTCCCCGTAGGGAGACTGTATGTTAAGTTCACTAAGAGAATACGCTGGTTCGTCCGGGCGTATGTTGGTTGTACCTGCCCACAGCATCTCTACCCCTCATGTCCACGCCGGTATGTACATCACAACGCCGCTATCATCAGTGACAGTAAGCCACTTGGTTATCGTGGCAGTGCCCACTCCTGACGGAGCGACGTTGCTGATGGTCACGGTGCCGCTGGCATTAGCCGTCCAATGGGCAGCGTCGTTCAGCGTTACCGTCCCTTCTACCGTGAGCCCATCCACTATGGACAGGCCTGGTGCCACATTATTGAACGTCGCTACGACAGTGCCGTCCACGGTTACTTCTAGCCTCGACCTGCCGCTGTCGTAGCGGAATCCTCGCCTGGTAGTCACCTAGTTCTGCCTAGACAGTCCAGTCGCGGTTGGCCCATATTTTGATGTAATCAATATCCAGGGTCTTAACCGCAGTGGTCTTGGATTCTACTAGGACGTTCAAGCACAGGTCTACAGAAGTAGATACTGCACCGGTAACGGTTTGCTCCAAGACACCGTCAACCCACCATTCAGCGGTGCCATTGGGGAAAAGCTCCAAGCGAAGCACTTGGAACTCACCAGCCGTAGCACCAGCGTCAAAGTCAACCGATGTAGAAACGGTCTGTCCGGTAGTAGTGCCACCATTGTAGACACCATGCCAGTCACTGTTGTCGGTGAGGTCGGATGCCATCAGGAAGCCAACGATGTCAGAGGCAGTCAGTGTGACGGTGACGGTATCACCATGACAGATCGCGCCTTCGATGATAGCCAGGTCAGTCGCCACATCGGAGAAGCCGATGAAAACCTCACCGGTATTGAGCGCCGCTTGGCGTACCCGTGCTTCCAATACGATAGTTCCATTGAGACCCACATCGAACATGACAGGAGTCTGGAAGCCAGTACAGTGAACGTCCTCATTTGTGGTACTCAATTGAATCACACCATTGAGGCCATCAGAGTCAAGGTGGATGGCTCCAGAGTCAGTATCGGCAATCCCCTGACCAACCAGGGTCAGATACGGTGGAAAGTTGATAGGGGGTGCGGTTGTACTTGCGACGGCAACTTCGTTTCCACCAAGGAAATCCTCGTTCATGTATAGTCTGCTATCACCAGATTGAACCATTAGACTCACCTACTTGTTTGAGCTGTAGCTCTAGATTTCGTATCCGCACCCTGTAGGGTGCCACTGCCAAGAAGATATTGTCTCTCGGGACAGCGGCTAGGTTCTCTAGCCGCACATCCGCAGGTTGACCGTTGAGATTATGGATGACCCACCCTTTAGGTATGGGACCGTGAGCCTCAGACCATATGGTGCGCCGTTCATTCACTACGACGTAGGGGCAGTTGCGTCGCTCAGGATCTCATACAGCCAGTTGCCTGCGCTGCGTTCCCCATACGCATATTCGTCGTATAAATAAATAACTGTCGCTCCACCACCGATGTCTTCACGACGCACGGTAGCGGTACGAGGGGCTCGGCCCTGAACGAGGATGATGCCCTCCTGGGCGAAAACTCCACCCTTGGCATCGTCAGTAGTTGAGTCGATGGAGATATTCCCATCTTCATAGATCTGGGCGTTGGCTATCTGACCTCGGAAGCCTTCAGAGAAGACACGGGCCGTTAGACCTTCAGGCACGTTGTAGGTGCCGATACCAACGGTTATCTCATCGAAGATGTCCTTGATCTGGAAGCCGTGGAGAACGCACCGATAAGGTGGGTTTCCTGGCTCAGTGGCGTTGGAACTGATGCGGTATACCGCAGCAGCGATATGCCCGGAGGTCAAAACATTGCCGGCACCGGGCAAGGAAGTGGTGGCGCCATCAAGAACGGTGAGGCCGTCCTCGTCCTTCTTGCGCTGGATGGCGTTCTGAGCCAAGCTGCCCAACTGGGCATAGGCCTTGGGGTTGAGCCGGCTGGCAACCCGGTCAGTGATGAGGGTCTGGATGCCCGTCACCGTAGGGGTGATGGTCATCAGAGAGTCCGACATCTGCTGCGGGTTGTCGAGGATGGTTGTTTCTGTAACGGTCTGCGCTGTCAGCGCGGCCATGCTGACTTCACGCCAGGACTGGCCGGTTCCCTCAGAAAGGGTGATCTTGTCCACCAGGTTGGGCATGACGCCTTCGTACTCGCGTATCTGGCGGGCCGACCCGACAACCACATCAAGGGAGTCAGTCAGCGATTGGGTAATCGTATCCCCTGCTGCCATAGGATATTCTCCTTATTAACCAGAAAGTCTTGCCATGTATTCCTTGGCACGCTTATGGTCGGCAGGAGTGGGGTCGTAGCTTGGACTACCATAGATCTCTTTGAACCAACGCTCGTCACTTCTGCCACCACCAGCACCCGAAGGCCCGGTATCTAAGTCAAACACACCAGCCTCTTCTAGGCGGGCTTTGGCAGCTTCCCGTTCCTCGTTGCGTATCTCTTGCTCTGAACTGCGACCGGTGGTCCGTTCAGTAGTCCTCGCAACCCGGTGGGCTTTAGCCAGTGCCGTCGCCAGTGCGCCGGTATCTTTATTCCGGTGGGCGGCCACCCATTCCTGCCTGATACTTTCGAGTTCAGGTGCCTCATAGAGGTCTAGGATTGGGTTCCCTTCACCGTCCTGTACAGCTTCTCGTAGCTCTTCAGACAGTTCTGCGTAACGGACTTCATAAGACCGGTTGGCTGATGTCTGTTGTGCTTGAGCTTGGATCGTGGACAGTTCATTAGGTAGAGCATCGGTGTCGCCGCTTGAGAACGCACGCAGTACCGCTTGGTTGGCACTATCTATCGTGCTGAGTCTATCTCCGATAGAAGCGAGTTGATGTTGCATCTCGTCTGTCCGACGATTTCGGCCTTGCTGTGACTTTAGGTCGTTCTCGACCTTCTTTAGGTTCTCTTCGGCGGCCTCGGCTCTTACCTTCCAATCGACCTCTTCGGCCTCTTGCTCCGCAGGCTGTTCCGCCAGTTCCGGGTCCGTCTGTTGGGTCATGTGAGTTACCTCGTAGAGGGTTGTCACTATCTAGAATATATGATTGGACTTTTTGTTCTATCCTAGATTGTAAGAGTTATTTTTATACAAAGTCAAATCAACGACTCCTTACTTTAGGGGGACCCCGGAAATGGAACCCCGACGAGGCACGATGGGTGGCGACCAAGTGGCCGCCTTAGTCTCTGGAACAGCTTGCAAAGGAGCAGACGGGCGGCCACTTGGTCGCGGGGGCATGGCTGGTTGGAATGGTGTCCCCGGCCTTTCTGGCCGAGGGACTCCCTGACCGATGGCCTCAATAGCCTGCCTCTGCTCTG